CCATTTGCATTATCACTTAAATTCTTATCAACATCAGCTGATATAACTTCTTCTATAATATCAAAACCAATTCTATAACTTGGTGTGTTTGTATATTGATCTAAAATTAAAATTTCATCGTCAACATCAACAAAATAACCTCTGAGAAAATAAACTCCAGTACCTAAAGCAAAAGCAGAACCAACCGAATTTGCATTTGAAGCAATAGTCCTAGCAAATCCTTCTCCTGCAGAAATAAATGTGCTACCAAAAGAAATATTTGAATCGGTAATTAGGTTTTCACCATCTTCAAAATCTCTTGAAGACAAATTATTTTGGTTTGACTGATAATAGTCAACATATAGAGTGATATTTCCTCTTTCAGACTCGTCTGAGGTAATAACCTTTTTAATAATTGCAACAACACCAGAAGTTTCTCCTCTGATCTGCAACCCAACCAAGTTATCGAGATATAATGATACTGGAATTCCTAAAAAGTTACTCTCAACCTCGACTGCATAAAAATTTTGAATGTATGTGAGGTTGCCTGGAATTACTTTTGCACCTTCTTTAAAGAAGTGATTTCCAAACTGCTCAACCTGATTTTGGAGAATTGACTGTAAAGTAGTCAGTTCTCTAGCTTGTACTGGATATCCAGGTTTAAAGAGAACTTTATAATAGTTATTATCCTTACCACCAATCACTGGTTGATTGTAGTCATCAAAATATGGAGCTACGTTGAGGTTGGTTTCTTGAGACATAATTCCTTAGAATTGCAAAATGACTTTAATATCTTCTTTTTGGTTTGTTGACCGAGTAATTGATGGTCTATTATCAACGTAAATGATGTTTCCAGAATACTTTTGGACTTCTGGTTGTGACACACCTTTAATAAACTGTTGGCCCAAATAGTATGTCCTACTATTTATTATGGTACTGATACCTGGATTACTTTCGCTACCAAATGTTGTTTGGATCCCTAAGGTTGCACTACCACCTATAATATTAAAGGATCCACCACTACCAATATCAGCAGTAAATCTATGTAAAGTAAACCCATAGGTTGGTGATGCATTCTGAGTACCATTGGTATTAAAACCACAATGATATCTGTCTTGCCAGTACTTCAAAACACCTGTGTTTTGATCATAAGAAATTACTCTACCAAAAGCAGTTGAACCAACACCGATAGTTTGGGTGATTTGTGTATCTGCATTAAAAACGACAGAACTATAACCAATACCAGTTAATTTAAGCGCATAAACAGCACTTGCTTTATCTAGAGTTAAAATGCTATCGGAGTCATGACTCAATGGACTTTCAACAATACCGACTCTAGCGATTTGATTTCCAGTAATAAAGTCGGGGTTTTCTGTGTCATTCTCAATTCTAGAATAAAGAAGAACATTATAAGCGCCAAGTTCTCTATAAACATCTGCACCATGACCACCTTGTGGTGGAATAATAACATTGAAAACTGGCGAAGTTGTACCTGTTGGAACATTACCACCAACAAGATCTAATGTGCCAAAAGTATATCCAGATCCGCCATTAGAAATTGTTACGCTTTCAACTTTAGAATCATTATTAATAACAACTGTTGCTTCGGCACCAGATCCATCACCTCTGACAGGAACTCTTGTATAGGTTCTGTTTGCAGTCCCTAAACCAACACCTCTATTAGTAATGGTTATAATTTTTAACTGTCCACTTGACGATGCATTATTCCTTATTGCAGCATCTCTTGAATTTGTCTCCCAATCCTGTGGGACTGGCATGTAGTTTGTAGAATCAAACTTTACAATGTCACTTGGACTAATTGTATAAAGATATTTCCAAATATAACCGTCACCACTTGTTCCTGCTTCTCTTGGTTCTAAATCAGTAAAAGTTGGTTCATCAAGAGAAGGTCTTCCAGATGGATTTTCTGGAGAAGTTCCATTTTGAAGACAAATATAAACCCTATAATCGCTGTTTACGACATAATAATTTGCAGAATATAAATCAACAGCATTTGATGGTTGTGATGGATTTGTTGCCCTAATATCGTGGCGATACATATCATATGTAACACCAGAAGTCCAAGTAGTTTTTCTTATAACCTGTCTGACATCTGTTTTAGATATTTTTTTCAATGCAATCATTGTGTCCCAATGATTGTTCTCTTGATTAAAATTGTCCACAGGTGAAGGTGGACTTGTATTCCAGTCAGTATCATAATCAGTTGGATTTGGAAGTCCAACGAACGAATAGTAGGAGTTACTAGTAGAAGCAACTCCTGCTATAAAGTTCTTTGCATTTAATATACGAAGTTGATCAGTAATTATTGCAGACATTTGACGGGAGTTTTTATTTATTTATTAAGTATTTTAGATGGTGTTAGGATAAACACTAATAGTATTACCCATTCCCGAATGAACTGTACATTGGTAGTACAAAGTGTTTGGTGCATTGAAAGGAATTTCAAATCTTATGACGCCAGTTGCTGCTGCATTATTAGTAACACCATCACTATATGCTGCACCACCGTTAGAAACACGAATTTCAAATGGATGAGCACCTCCAGAGTTGTTTACAAACTCATATACTCTGCCTCTTGCAAGATATAGAACAGGGTCGTTAGTTGTTTGAGTAAATCCAATTCCAGTAAATGTATAATCAGATGTTCCATTAGCACCGAGAGTCCATCTGCCATCCGCAGCATTTGAAGCATCGCCATAGTAAGTAGCACCAGTAACAATACCAAGAGTAGAAACACCAGAAACACTTAACTGATTTGTAAAGGTAGTTCCGGTGACTGTTACACCAGCACCAAGAGTTTCAAATTTCTTACTAGCAGCATGACGCAATTCAACTCTATCTGAAGGATATAAGTGAACACCAGCATGATTAGATGTTCCTGCGTTTAGAAAAATACCACCGTTAGCATTATTTTGAACATATAAATTTCCAGTAGCAGATGTGTCAAGAGACGCACTCTGACTACCTTCATCCCACTGAAGATATAAGTCATTGGGGGCTCCAATATTTAACTTACTGCTACCTCCAGTGTTAATATTTACTTGTGCGCCAAAAGTAGAAACACCAGAAACAAGAACATCTCCTTGAACTGTAAGAGCACTAGACGCTGTTGTAGTTCCAATACCAACATTTGATGTTGTATTAATACCTGTGGCATTTTGGGACCAATACGATTCTCCACCACCACCAGTAGCAGTAATTGTAACTTGTCCAGTATTTTGATCTACAGAAATTCCAGTTCCAGCTTCAATTCTTGTAACTGCTGCACCAGTAAGAGTGGTTCCACCAACAACAATTGATGTTGCATCAATAATTCCTGTAGAACCATTAATAGTTACACCAGATCCCACACTGATTGTATTTGAAGACCCGTCAAGTGTAATTGATGCTGTTCCTACCGTTAGTATTCCAGTTACTCTTGCATTACCATTTACCCATAATGACGTGCCAGATGCACCTACAGCACCAACTTCTAATGCAAACCTTGGATTTGTAGTTCCTATTCCAACACTTGATAGTGTATTGATTCCAACAGCAGTAACTTCCCAGTTACCGCCAGAGAAATTCAAATTGGTTCCATCACCAAAATAATTGTAAATATCAGAAAAATTGGAATTTATAATGCCACCAGCAGCACGCAGAGTATCCCCTGTTCCATCATTTGCTATTGAACCGGTGTTTATTGCTACTCTTGCCATTGTTACTTAGGTTTTCTTTTATTTATTTTATTAACTGGTGTAATTTAAATATTTCAAAGGTGCGGTTCTATTGACTAAAGTGGAGGTTGATATTCCACCTACTCCATTGGTTGTATAAGAATTAAATATACCATTTTCCAGTGGTTCTGAAAGAACAATTTTGCCCCAACTAAAGTTGCCATAATAATTTGATGTTGAAATGCCTAAGAAAGAACCGGTACTAACATCAACAGAACTAAATTCGTATGAAGTAGAATCAAATGTAATATTGGTAGTGCTGAAATTAATTGTGCCTAACCCTGCAGTTGTTCTTGCATAAACTCTTCTAATATTTGTTGTTCCAATTCCAATAATATTTGTAGAAACATCTACGTATGATGATACGAAATAAACATTATCTAGATATTGTGTCCCAACACCAATTATATTATTGGAAGTATCAAAAGAATTAATTGAAGTTGTTGCAAGTCCAACATTAGAATTGTAAACGACAAAGAAGTCTCCTGTAGAAATACCACTAATAGTGATAGCAGATCCAACTATAGAAGGATCTCTTAAGAAAGAATCGGTTGGAATATGAAAATCAAATATTGTCTCTGACGATGTAGTACCAACACCAACGATTACGCCCGCATCACCAGAATATAAAGATGTATCTACAGTTTCATTTAACAAAGATGGTGGTTCAATAAGAACTGCTGGTGGATTTGTGGTTGTATAACCTGTTCCAGGATCAGTAACTGTAATAGTATCAACAATACCTGATGATATTGTGGAAGTTGCAGATGCTCTTAATGTAGAACCAAGACCAACAGGACTTTGCAGTGTAACCACTGGAGCAGAAGAATAACCATATCCACCATCAGTAATACTAATTGAGGTTATTGTTCCTGCGGCAGAAACTATTGCTGTTGCAGATGCTGCTACTAGTGAATCTTGAGATGTAAATGTAACTTTATTTTGGAAACTCAACAAAGGACTTTCATTCTGTGCATCAAAGAATGGTTTGATATTGTCCACATAAACTGTTGTTGAACCAATACCAACAGCATTAATTAGATATGATGAAGGATTAATCAGTGGTTCATAATGAATTCTATCTTTACCAACAACTCTTCCATTGATGATTTTGTCAGAAGTTTGTCTGCACCATTTGACTGGTCTCAATAAAGTATCATCTGTAGTAATTCCTGGACCAGAGTATGGGTTTGTTTCCAGTGAATCTGTAGTGTTGATACCAGTGATAACTCTTGCTTCTTCTTGAAGTCCAGGTCCTTGCCCAAAACCAGGTTCATAATTTAAAGTAAGTTCATCACCAACTTTAACAGTCTCCAATATATCCCTGAATACAACATCAATATCACCACTTCCTTTGTAAAATAGAACTTTTACAAAATCACCTTCTTTGGGTGCCTCACTAAACTCTATAACACTGCCCCCTTCAAAGTAGTACGCTTCACCTGGTTTTTGAAGAATATCATTGACAAATATAAGGAGTGTTGATTTTATGTCAATGTTAGATCCTTTTGCTGCACGGATTGTAACCAGGTTTCCGCCAAGTTTTAATGGGAACTTCTTAGTTGTACCATCAAATAAATCTTCAAAACTATCAAGAACTTCGAGTTGTCCAAGAACCCATCCAGAGAATGAGTCATTATATGTTTTATCAATTGTAACTTGGAACTGTTCATATGGTTTTGTGGTATCTGTTGGAATACCTGTGTTACCACCAATTTCAACTGTCAGAATTTCTCCTTGACCATATCCATATCCAGTATTTTTGATTGTAAAATCAATTACACTAGAACCTTGACCAACAACAACATCAATTTTTGCTTCAGTTCCTATTCCTTGATAAGAAGAAGAACTATAAATCAAAGGAATATTGGAGTAAGAGAGGGGATCATCAAAAACAACAATTGGTGGATTAGTTGTGGTGTATCCAAAACCAGGATTAGTAATCGTAACACCAATGATATGACCATTGCTTACCGAAGCAGTTCCAATGAACTCAATATTTGGTGTTCCTGTGCTTGCAGTTTGAACTCCAACATTAACTACGGTTTGTATTCCGATTCTATATCCAGAACCACTATTTCCAATACTGATTGCTGAAATAGTTCCAGCAGCAGAAACAACAGCGGTGCCACCAGCAGAAACCAAAGGTTGTAATCCAAATCCTGTAGAAGAACCAACAGAAACAATAACACCACCAACAGGAATATTTGCGTTATTAACATCATATCCAACCGAAGATGCTGTTCCAGTAAATCTAATACTTGAAATACCAGCACTTTCTATTAAAGTGTAGTCTTCTGTTTCTGCTTGTGCTCCCTGTGGTCCTTGGAATACACCATTAATAAGTACTACTGCATTGTTTGTCGAGAAACCTGTAATATTTTGATTATTTGAAGTAAGTGTGAATGTCTTACCAATTCCAGTAAACTGATTTGATATTCCGTCAAAGATATAGTTGGTTTCATAGGTTTCCTGTGCAGTGTTTGGAACACCGCTTCTCATAAAGGTTCTGCCTTGGAAGGTAGAGTGTGTTGCGATTCCTACCCAATCTCTTTCGTTTGGTGGATTTGTTGTTGAACCTATTGGAGTTAAACCTATAGGTGCATCAACAAAGTGAATAGTGTTATCAATGATGTTATAATTTCCATCAACAATAGTAATTAAATCGCCTGAAGAGTGTGTTGATAATCCGGTTCCCATCCAAGGTCTATCAACTAAAACAATATTTGTGCTTCCAAGACCAACAGTGTTGATCTTCATAATTTCATCGTTAATTTTTATCAGTTTTCCACCGAAGAAGGATGTAATTCCAGTAAAAGTAATACGATTATCTGAAATGCTAACATCATTTACAAGTGTAGTTGTAACTGATGTTCCGACAATTGGAGATTGGAAATAGTTATCAATTGCAATAATGTTCTTTGCATTCTGATTTATTGCAGTAAATGAGTGTGAGGTTCCAATACCAACAGAAGTAATATCAAAAACAGTTGGATTACCTCTTAACGCATCTGCAGCACTTCCAGCCAATTTGATTGTGCTTTCATTTACTTTAACAATATAAACGGAAGAAGGAAGTTTATCAGTTGTTCCAATTCCAGTTACAACAGTTGTTCCAATACCAATTGCCTGAGTTGTTCCTGCACCTGCATGTGAATATCTAACTTCTTCACCAGTTACAAAGAAATGATCTGGTATTGTAACTGTGTTTAAACTTGTGCTAACTATTGTAGAATCACTTCCATCAAAATATCTCAGGAAAATTGGATTTTGATTGTGAGTGAGATCAAAACTTCTCTTAACTGACTTATCAGTTCCTTCATAATTTCCATATCCACCAATAATTTCTGCATTAGTAAGATCTATAGAATTTTTAGAAACATTATCCTTACTCAAACTTAAAGCATTTTGGAAAACTCTTACTTGAACATCAATACTTGGTTCTGGTGTAAATGTAATTTGAGTGCCATTTGTGCTAACAGCGGCACCAACAGTTCCAAGAGATGAATGTGTTTGTAAAATAGCATATTCTGTAATAGAAGCATCTGTGCCATCATCAGCAACAATAACTTCAGATAACTGATATCTTTGGTTAGTAGTATCCTCAACACTTACAATATAATAAGCACAAGAATGGTTGTTTGGATACTCAGTAACTACAACTTCTGATGGTGTTCCAGAGGCAGAAATTGAAGCAATACCAGAACTTACATATCCAGTATTCAACTCATCTGTTCCTATTCCAGTTGATCCAGAAGTGGAACTTGCGATCGAAATAGCAAATGTGTTAATGGTAACACCAACTCCAAGTGCAGCATTTGGTTTAAAATCAACTTTAAAGTTTGATCCATCAAAGTAAGGTATGTATGTACCAAGTCCCGCAGTTGCTGTTGGTTGAAGTGTATCTGATGTAAGTTGACCATAATCAATCAGATCAACATTTGTGCCATCTTGAAGGATATTAAGTTCGTTAAATTCATAATAAGAACCATCGGTTCCACCAATTTCAACCAAAACTTTTGCAGAACGATATGTATTTGCTATTGAAACTATGTTTGTTGCAGATGAAGAACCGGATGAAATAGAAGTTTGTCCAGAACTAATATTTACAACATTTCCAAGGGTGCTTTGACCAACCCCAATAATATTACTCTTAAGATCATGTGAAACATATGAAACATCATAATCATTGTTAGCATATTTTATTGGATAGAAATTAAGTTGTCCCAGAGTTCCACTAATATTAAAATCAAATGATCCAAGATCCAAATAAGTTTCTACTCTTCCATATTGGTTGAGATAACCATTAACATCATCATGCATCAGAGAAATTAATAAAATCTGTCTTTCTGCGGTATATCTCTTATCTCTTACAAAAGTAAAGTATTTTTTGGTTCTTGCAGAAGTTAATTCAAACTGATCAATTGTACTAAATTTTGTAGATCTTGGTGTATTGTTGAATTGATCGCTTATATCATCAATTATAAGAACTCTATTTCCTACAGATTCAAAATAATCTGTAAGAGTTCTGTTTTGAAGTATTATTTCATCAGAAACTAAACCAGCACCAATTCTAGTTGTAGTTTCTGATGCTAAATCAAATACATAAACACAATTAAGATTTCCACTACCAACCAGATCAACAACCACATCTGTAATGCTATCATCAGAGAAAACGATTGCAGAATTTCTATCACCATCTTGATTTTCGATCATTAAATCGGAGAATTTTAAAAATC